ACTCGGGGCCTCGGAAGGTTCCTTTCTGCGGCTCTTCTCCCCGCTGGCAAAGACAGTATGTTCTTTTAATAGAACTGTGTCAACTAAAAGTTTTATAAAAAGAACCTCAAGTCCAAAAAAAAGCCGCTCAGTTATCTGAGCGGCACAAAATTCAGGATGTCAGTGTATGTCTATATCTTCTGCCAGACCCAGAGAACGCGCCCCAGGACGATCTTCTCGTACTGCTCAACAGGGACACGTAGCGGCTGATATGCCGCGTTATCAGAGTACAGCTCCAATTCTCCGATTGCACGTATGCGGACTCTTTTCACAACCCGCCCGAACGGGGGGATGTATACGAGGTAGATACCACCCTCTATTATATCTTCTTCTATAGGGATGATGCCGACGTAGGCCCCCTTCCTGATGGTGGGCTCCATGCTGTCACCCTCAACGCGAAGGGCGATACTTCCTTTATGGGCGTACTGAGGAAGGATTTCTAGAGTGAATTCAGGCTTCTCGCTGAAAAGCTCCTGGGGATCTCCGGCTCCAGTCGTACCAAGCACGGGCACTGTCGGGAGCCCATGCCCTTTTACCTGCTCCACCGGGGCGTTGGGCGCCAGGCGGTGGATTGTCGGGCTTTGGGGGAGATAGTCATTTACGTCCAGCCCGAGGCGATCAAGGTAGCGCAGCATGTCGGGGAAAGATGCGTTGACAGACGTGTTATTCCCTTTGAGCCAGTTCGAAATGACAGACTTTGATTTCAGGCCGAGCAATTTCTGGATGTCCAGCTGGAGGGCGCCGCTGTTCACCCTGTCCCTGACTGCTTGGGCTATATCCTGCCACGCCTTATGTGCGGCCCGCTGATACGGGTCGTTGATGTAATTTTCGTCCATAGGCTTTTCTCCTTTTCCCCTGCGTAAAAAAGTTCATGGTTCTATGAAAACAACTTGCCCTCATTTGGTTCTTTTGATAGAACTTTGCGCATGAAGAACGTCATCGAAAAATACCGGATCCACAGCAAGCTGACTTACAGGCAGCTCGCCCGGAAATGCGGTGTCACACTCAATATGATGTATCGGCACTGCCACGGAAAAAATAACAGGATCCCCGCTGAAATGGCCGTCGTCTACTCGCGGGAGCTTGGCATACCCTTATGCCAGATGCGCCCGGATCTGTGGCCAGCGGAGACGCAGCAGTGAACCTGCGGTTTTCGAAGCATGCCCACCTCAGAATGCAGAGTCGGAATGTCGACCCTGGCTTGGTGGTCAAAGCGGTGACAGACGGCATCGTCGTCAGTGAAACAACCGGGGCGATCACCTTCAAGCGCAACCGGCTTTTTGTCGTCATGTCCCGTGACATGTCTACAGTCGTCACGGTCTACAAGCAGAGGAGATGCACGGTGAAGCGAGACAGAAGAGAGCGAAAAAAACAAAATCGCAGGCTGAAAAAACTCATGGGGGGCAAGCTGGCATGAGTGACGAGCACGGAAGCTTCATTATGTATACCGAGTCATGGAGTGGCATACAGCTCCTATCAAGGGAACAGCGGGGGGACCTTCTCACTGCTCTGATGGCGTTCCATGGCGCCGATGACTGCGAGATGCCGGAGATGGATCAGGCCACGGCATGTATCTTCGAGATGGTAAAGCGGAAAAACTCTTCATCCTGTTCACGGGACGAGAGAGTCCGCGAGCAGACGCGCGAACGCGTTCGTCGGTTCAGGGCAAGGAAGAAGGCGGCCGCCGCAGGGACATCAGAGACCATGGAGGAGGCACATCATGCCGATGGCGTATAGCTGGTTCCGAGTCTACACAGGGACAGTAAATGACAAAAAATGGCCACGCATTGCCCGAGATGCTGGTCAGCCTGTCGGGTGTGTCGTGTCCGTGTGGCTGGCTCTTCTGGAGAGTGCATCATCTAATATAGATCGTGGGGCAGTTGACGACTTCTGCCCTGAGGATATCGACGCCCTCTACGGGTACGATGATGGCACGACGGAGAGCATCGTACATGCGATGCGAGACAGGGGGCTTATCTCTCCAGAGAACCGTCTGACTGCATGGGACAAGCGTCAGAATATCCCCACGGAAGATGCCCCCGAGGACCGCAGGGCATACAAGAGGGAGTGGGCCCGCAGGAAGAGAGAGGAGAGTCGGATGGCTGATTCTCCTGCTAGTGGACAGCCTGTAGACAGCTGTAGACACGATGTGGACACGAGTGGACAGCCTGTAGACAGCTGTAGACACCATAAAGATAAGATAAGAGAAGAGAAGATAAGAGATCTTAAAGACACCCCCCTTACCCCCCAGGGGGAAACGGGTGTGGGTGGGGAAGGAACTGCCGAGGATTTCTCTGATGTTCCTCCAAAGGCACCGGAGCCTGAAGCAGATCCTCCGGCCACAGATACGACCACGGCTCCACAGGTGGATACCTCTCACGGCAACCCGGCATGGAAAGAGTTCTGCTACGTCTTCTCTCTGTGGCCTGTACAACAGGGAAAAGAGAAGGCGTGGAGAGAGTACGCCTACCTCAAGGCAAGGCACCTCGTCCCTGAGTCCTACGCCCTCGCTGACATCATCGAGCGGTTCAAGGCAGAGGACCGACGATGGAAGCGCGGCTACGTCCCCATGATGGCAAACTGGCTGCGGGACCGGAGATGGGACGACGTGCCGGAGAAGGCACCGGCGAAGAGCTACGCCCCGGATGAGAACGGGTCCACGCCCTACGTGGACGAGCATGACCAGGATTACACGTCTTCGGGCTTTGGTTCGATTTTTGACTCGTTGAAGGAGAAAGCAAATGCGTAAAATGGAAGCCCTTTTCCGGGCAAAGGATATGCGCCCGGCTATATGCCAGAGGCACGGAGAGTACATCTCGTACCTCCTCCCCTGCCAGCACAAAGAAATCTGGAGCCGGTGCCCCGAGTGTGAGAAAGAGATTCAGCTCGAGAAGGATCTCCACGAAGAAGCCAACGCCCGCGCCGAGATTGCTGCATGGCGCATTGAGCAGCTCATAGGTCAGGCCTGTATCCCGCCGAGATTCGCGAACCGGAGCTTTGAGAATTTCCGCACAGACGAGGACGACCAAAAAATGGCCCTCCGCGCATGCATGAGCTACGCCGTGACCGAATGGGAAGACACGCTGAAAACCGGACGGAGCCTCTGCATCCTCGGCCGCCCCGGTACAGGGAAAACGCACCTCGCCGCCGCGATGGTGCGATCCGTCATCAGCCGGGGGTTCCCCGCCGTGTACGTCAGGGAGGCGGACATCTTCCGCCGCATCAAGGAGACGTACATGTCGCGGACTGTGAGCGAACGGCAGGCCATGGCCGATTTCGTGAAGCCGGCCCTGCTCGTGATTGACGAGGTTGGCAGGCAGTACGGCACGCCTGCGGAGCGCTTCATGTTTTTTGACGTCATTGACAGACGCTACGAGAACATGAAGCCCACGATTCTCATCTCGAACCTGGACAAGACCCATTTCCGCGAGCTGCTTGGCCTCTCTCTCTTCTCGCGCCTCGCAGAGGGCGGAGGGCAGCTTCTCGTCCTTGCTGGCAAGGATATGAGACTGGAGGCCAGTCATGGCGTCGCTTAACTCCGTCACACTCATCGGCCTTCTCGGCCGTGACCCTGAAGAGGTGCACGCCGGACAGAGCCGCTTCGCCCGCCTCTCCGTGGCCACGGATGACGGCTACCGCGACCAGTCCGGCCAGAAGGTGGAGCGCACCACGTGGCACTCCGTGGCTGTGAGCGGGAAGACTGCCGATTTTGTCCTGAAGTATCTGCACAAGGGGAGTCAGATCCTCGTGCAGGGCCGGTATCTATCCCGCAAGTATCAGACCAAGGACGGCCGAGACGCCGTGTCATGGTACGTGCAGGCGCAGCGGGTGCAGTCCCTCGACTCCGCCCACCACGACGGACAGCAGGGACACCAGCAGGGAGGCGGTTATGATGACTCGTGGAAGTACTAGCGGGAAGGCCCCCACGCCTACGGAGCACGAGGAACAGGTGACTCTCTTCACGTGGTTCCGGATGCGGTACGCGGGCATGCTCATGTATGCGATCCCTAATGGCGGCGCCAGAAGCTCTATCACCGGCGCACGGCTTCGTGATGAGGGCGTGCTGGCAGGTGTGCCGGACATCTTTCTCCCTTGTCCGTCAGGCGGGAAGCACGGTCTCTATATCGAGATGAAGCGGCAGAAGGGCGGCAGGGTGTCAGCACCGCAAAAGGCTGTCATGCAGGCCCTGAGGATGCAGGGCTACGAGGTGGCTGTATGCCATGGCTGGCAGGAAGCCAGAGGCTGTATAGAGCAGTACCTGGCACGGGATGATCGCTATGAGTAGGCCATGGACGGCGGAAGAGGACAGGAAGCTCCAGTGGCTCATGTCTGTAGGAGCTGAGAAGGCACAGATCGCCCGCTTCTTTGGCCGGTCACAGCTGGCCGTCTGCATGAGGGCAAGGTCCATACGCACCGGCGGAAGCCAAAAGGAGCCCACACGCCGCTGTCACGACTGCGGTCGCCCCACGACAGACTACAGATGCCCGCGGTGCTGGGCACGCCTGAGACGTGCGGGCGGATACTCACCCACGGGAGAGGTATCGGACATGGATACGGTGGCGTATGGGCCTGCGCAGTGAGATTTTTCTCCGTTCCCATCCCATTTATCGTGGAAGGGGCGGAAAGCCCGTAGAGGGGCGGTTTCTGGCGTCTGGAGGGTATATGCGAGAGTTCGCTGTTTGGGCCTTGTATATTTCGGGCCTCTGTTTTGCTATGTGTCTCCTTTTTTCCGGCGTGGCGCTTATCGCCGGGAGCGGCGTAAGAGACTGGATCCTCTGGGGTGTAATTCTTTTTATCCTTGGGGGATTGATTCTATGCGCTGCGGCATATGTCCTCTGGGGGGACTAAGATGACAGATAGCCGTACATACGGCTGGACGCCCCACAGAGATGCCATGCTTGCCCGCCTCGTGGGGGCCGGCCTCTCGTGGGCGACTATAGGCCGCCTGTGCGGCCGGACAAAAAAAGCGGCGCAAGCCCGCTGGAAAGTCCTCCAGAGTGAGGGGGTATCTCCGCCGGCTCCCGCCCGCAAGTCTGCGGCGCATATCCGGTGGACGCAGAAGATGGATACCCTGCTTGTCTCTCTGAGGCAGGAGGGCGTTCCGTGGCAGGAGGTAGCCGTCCGCCTCGGTGTCAGTCTTTACGCGGCATGGAGCCGCGGAGAAAAAATCAGACAAAAGGAGAGAATATGACCAGGAAAGAGTGTCTCGACGCCGCCGGTAAGGCGGTTCTTACAGACAGGGCCCGTGAGTACGGGCATCCTGAAGACTGCTTCGGCCTTATCGCGGCTCTGTGGAGCCGCTATACAGGGTGCGATATATCCACCGCGGATGTTGCCGCCATGATGATCCTCCTGAAGCTCGCACGCGTGGAGGGAAATCCCCGCCACGCAGACAGTTGGGTGGATATAGCCGGATACGCCGCCTGTGGCGCTGAGTGCGCTGCCGCTATGTCCGGATGTGAGCGCGTAGGCGGTGTGGACTACGGCACAGTCCCGTCCCTGAAGGCGGAGGAAGTCCCCTCTACGGGGTCCCCCTTCGGTCACGGCGACATACCTGTGAAGACGATGTAGGGAAGTGCGTTGCTTAATGGAGGAGGGCTAAAATGGATAGTCGTATAATTATTAATCTTACTGATGATGATAAACAGGAAAGTCTGAGCATGGACGGGAAAGTGCTTTTTGCTCTCATAAGCCGCATCGCCAAGGCAGAGGAAAAGCACCCTGACTTCTCCTACGGCATATATCAGGGCGTAGGCGTCATCGGTGAGGAGTACGGAGAACTGTGTCAGGCGCTGAATAAGAGGCAGGGGGAGGAGCGCGTCATGGATGAAGCGCTTGACCTGCTCTGCGTCGTGTGGCGCTTCTGCCGGGGAGAATGGAGGCAGAAGAGGGGAAAAAATGACGGTATGGGACATGGTGAGCATAGCCATTTTTGATTTGACCTTTAATATTGCCTTTTATCTTCTGTTGGGAGGCGGACTGATGGCTGGCCTGCTCTTCCTTGTCTGGATCACAAAACAGGTAGTCAGCCATATGGAGAAAAAAATGAAAAGTATTCACATGCCAAATAAGACGCGTTTTATCGGCAAGGGCGTGAAGTTCGAGCGCATCCGTCGTATTACGGGCTACCTTGTCGGCACCCTGGACCGTTTCAACGACGCAAAGCGCGCCGAGGAACATGACCGCGTGAAGCATATGTAAAAGATGGGACGTTATCATGAAGAAGGAAAATTTTGATAATGTAACTCTGTTCAACGGCGATTCCATGACCATCCTTTCCGGAATGGCCGCCGACAGCGTAGACGCCATCCTGACTGACCCACCGTATTCCAGCGGTGGCACGAGCACGTCAGCCCGGCAGGCCGATCCGGCAAAAAAATACCAGCAAAGCGGTTGCAAGAAGCAATACCCCCCCATGCTGGGCGATGCCAAGGATCAGCGCAGCTGGACCATGTGGTGTACGCTCTGGCTGGCGCAGTGCTGGCGCGTGGCGCGTACCGGAGCGCCCCTGATGGTGTTCACGGACTGGCGCCAGCTGCCCGCCCTGACAGACGCCGTGCAGGGCGCGGGCTGGAAATGGTTGGGCATCGTGCCTTGGGACAAGCGGAGCGCCCGACCGCAAATCGGCAAGTTCCGCCAGCAGTGCGAGTACGTCCTCTACGCCTGCAAGGGCAGCCTGACCATCGCAACGCACTCCTGTCTGCCGGGCCTGTATTCCTACCCCGTCATCGCCAAGCAGAAGGTGCATCTGACAAGCAAGCCCGTTGCCCTAATCCATGACCTGCTGGCCATCACCAGCCCAGAAGGCGTTGTGCTTGATCCGTTCATGGGCGGCGGATCGGTGGGCGTGGCCTGCCGCGAATCTGGCAGGGGATATGTGGGCATAGAACTGTCCGAGGAATACTACACCATCAGCCGTGACCGCATCTTCCAGACCGAGAAAAAAGCATAGGTAAAAGTCAGGCAGAAAAGCCCAGTCGACTTTTCCCACAACATGAGTAAAAATGAAAAGTATCGACATACCGATTAAAATAAATTCAGGAGGAGCGAGATGAGTGAAGCCGCATACCTCAAAGCACTGAAGTTCACGTTCGCCCACGAGGGCGAGTACTCCAATGACCCGACAGACAGCGGCGGCCCCACTAAGTGGGGGGTAAGCCAGCAGTCGATCAATGACATGCTGGCCTCGGACTCCGCCTTCCTGCGTTCTATTGGCATCAGCTCGTCTTCTGTCGCGTCCATGAAGCAGATCACCAGAGACCAGGCTGCGGCCATATTCCGCCATGAGCACTGGGAGCCGCTCAGGTGCGACGCTATGCCTGACAGTATCGCCATTGCCGTTTTCGATTTTGGAATGAACGCCGGGAATCATCAGTCCATCCGCACCCTCCAGCGGGCCTTTAACCGGACCCATGTCGGAGAAGGGCTCCTTTCCGTCGATGGCTACATCGGACCGAATACGCTAAGGGCGGCCGCACAGATGGATAACGCCAGGGATATCCGGCTCCTTCTCAATGCGAGGCAGGATTTCTACGAGGGGCTCGTGGCTAAGAAACCCCGGAAGTACAGCCCCTTCATCCGCGGCTGGACAAAGCGGGTCAATGACCTCCGGAAGTATCTGGGGGTGTGACGTGCGGCTCGTGATTATCAGCTACGCCCTGCTTGTCTCCGTATGCTGCGCTCTCTGGTGGGGGCTCCATCAGACAAGGCAGGAACTGGATTCATGCAGGGCTCAGCTCGGTGTGGTGACAGAGCAGAAAGAGATGCTGGCTGACGCTATTAAGGCAAGGAGAGAAACTGATGAGCAGGCCGATAAAAGGACTTCCCAGACAGAGCAGGCTCTGGACCGTAATCGCGACTGGTCTCAGTGCCCTCTGCCTGATGACATCGTGCGCGCCCTCAACGAAGCCTGTATGTCCGGCGCCGCCTCTGGCTCTGCTAGAGCCCATTGAGCTGCCCGACCGCAGCCAGGCTAAGACGCAGGGCGACCTCGTCAGGCTGCTCGTGCAAGACCAGAACGCCATCGAGCGGAAGAACGCGGACCTCGGCGTTTTAAGGGAGTACTACTCAAAGTGATGCCGCCGTCCTCCAGCACCCTGTCCGTCGACTGGTCCTATTATGTGCAGACGCTCTCTAGCGGCGGATATATTAAGGGCCTGATTGCCTGCTGTACCTGGTTCGCATCTCTGACCGGTATAGCCATAGAGGTGTATGCTATCTGTCTCTGTCTGTGCGTTGTGGATATGGTGCTGGGTACCTACGCCGCCATCAGGCAGGGGAGGTTCTCCCTGCGTATCTTCCAGCGCGGCGTCATGAAGTTCATCGTGTATGGCGTGTACATCCTCGTCGCCGCAGCTGTGCAGATTGTGCTGTCGAGGACGATCAGCATCGAAGTCCCGATGGTCGGATGGATTATCGCGTATCTTGGTGCCAATGATGCCTTGTCAATAATGGCGAACGCAAGAAATCTTGGGTGGCCGATGCCTAAGCTATTCCAGACTATTATTGTTCGGGTAACTCATGGTGTTGAGAAGCATGCGATGAGCGCTCTTGATGTAATCGACACAAAAGATACAGACGAACACAAGGGATACTGCAATGGCAAAAAGCGCTGACGCATGGGGGAGGGGCGGCCATATCTTTACCGCCTTTCGCTTCTAGACCGGACTTGCACTCGAAAATTCTTTTTTGGTCATTTTTAGGGGTAATATGGGCAAAAACAGCTGGATGTACGGGGCCGCATGGCAGCAGGCGAGAGCCGACTATCTGACCCGGCACCCCTTCTGTGCTATCTGCGGGAAGCCGCTCCGTGGTGCTGACGCCATCGTCGACCATATCAGGCCCCACCATGGGGACTGGACTCTCTTCTGGGATGAGTCGAACTGGCAGGCCCTCTGCAAGAGATGCCACGACGCCCACAAGCAGAGACAGGAGCATGGAGGAATTATCGGAGGGTGTGACGCCAGCGGCATGCCCACTGACCCGATGCATCCATGGAATGAGGAGGAGAAAAAATGGGACGAAGAGGTAAGGCTGGGGAGCTAGAAAGATGCCTCTCTGGCGGCAGAGCGGCGAAAGCTCATCCCGCCCCCAAGGTTCTTCAAAAAACAGGCCGCGCGCTATGGAAAAATATAGTGGCGGCGTACCCGGACGATTATTTCAGGGCCGGGGACTGGCCGCTCCTGCAGTCGTACTGCCAGGAATTTGAGCGCCACGAGGAGGCGCAGAAGCATCTTCTCGAGGAGGGCGCCGTTATCCCCACAGCCAGCGGCGGTATGAGACGGTCTCCGTGGCATGACGTGCTTGTGGCGTCCATCAACGCCATGACGGCCATAGCCACGAAGCTCCGTCTGTGCGCCAATTCCCGGGTGGACAGAAAAGTCAATGGACTCGGAAACGCCAATGTCGCGAAAGAGAAGGGCCGGTCGGGGCTCATGTTTGGCGATTTTCCGGACAAGACTGACAGGGCCAGCGTGCAGTGATGGACAGGGCGGACAGAATAATCGCCTTCATCGAGACACTGAAGGCCCCTGACGGCAGGGATGTGGGGCAGCCTATCGTCCTGCGCCCGTGGCAGAAGGATATCCTGCGTCAGGTGTATGGCCCTGTCGGTCCTGACGGGCGCCGTATATGCAGGCAGGCCATCCTTTCTGTCGGGAGGAAGAACGGGAAAGGTCTATCCTTGGATACGCCTATTCCGACACCGTCTGGATGGACGACGATGGGCGAGGTGAGCGTCGGCGACGTGCTTTATGACGAGCAGGGAAATGAATGCCATGTGACATTCGTCAGCGAGATACACCACATCGACTGCTACAAGTTTGTCTTCTCCAATGGCGAGGAGATAGTCTGCGACGGCGACCACAGATGGGCATTCCAACAGGCCGACGGTTCCATGCCAGTCATGGTGGCGAGAGACTTGTGGCGTGGCTTTGCCTTCGGCGGCGCTCTTCCTTCGGGATTCCTCCCGAACAGGGACGTCACGCTGTCCTGCATCTGGCAGTGCCTGTCCGTCCCAACAAAGTGCATCCAGGTGGACAGTCCTAATTCGTTGTTCCTGTGCGGGAAGACAATGCTCCCGACTCATAACACCGCCCTCGTGGCCGGGCTGTGTCTTGCCCACCTCTGCGGGCCGGAAGCTATCAGAAACGGCCAGCTCTACTCAGTGGCCTTTGACCGCGCGCAGGCCGCCATCATCTTTAAGTATATGGCGGCCATGGTGTACGCCGATGACGAGCTCTCCGCACGCCTCAATGTCGTAGAGTCAAGGAAGCACATCCTCGACCCCATATCCGGCTCCGAGTATCAGGCCCTTTCAGCCGAGACACGAGGGAAACACGGCAAATCAAGCTCGTTCATCGTGTTTGATGAGCTGGCGCAGTTCGGGGCCGACAGAGAGCTCTATGATGTCATGATGACCTCGCGCGGCGCCCATGCAGAGCCCATGGTGTGGGTTATCTCTACGCAGGCGGCCTCGGATACGGCCGTACTCTCCGAGCTCATCGACGACGGGGAGAAGGTCAACCGCGGGGAGATAGACGACCCCAAGACCAGGTGTTTCTGTTTTACGGTCCCGATGACCGATGACCCGTGGGACGAGGAAAACTGGAAGAAATCAAACCCTGCACTGGGGGACTTTCGATCCCTCGACGAGATGAGAGAGACCGCCGAGAGGGCGAAGCGGATCCCCTCGGCCGAGGCGGCATTCAGAAATCTTTACCTAAATCAGAGGGTGGATGGCGCGGCGCATTTCATTACGCCTGCAGTCTGGAAGCATAACGGCGGCGAGCCTGACCTCTCCCTCTTCGAGGATCTGCCCGTCTATGCCGGCCTTGACCTGTCTGCCAAAAACGACCTCACGGCGCTGGTGCTGACATGCAGGGACGGGACGGGTACCTGGCATGTCATCCCGTATTTCTGGACCCCAAAAGAGGGGCTTGTGGATCGGGCAGAAAGGGACCGTACTCCATACGACGTATGGGTGAAGCAGGGCTACCTCTATACGACACCCGGGCGGACGGTAGACTATGGATTTGTCGCTCAGGAGATAAAAAAGCTCATGGGCCGGATGCACATAGCCGGCCTGAAGTTCGACCGGTGGAGGATTGACGACATGGTGCGGGAGCTCCGTGACGTGGGCGTCGAGGCCTATGTCGACGGCAAGGAAGAGGCGTATCCCGACGGCCTCAGGATGATCCCGCACGGGCAGGGGTTCCGCGATATGAATCCGGCCGTGGAGGCCATCGAGGACGCTCTGGCCAACGGAAAGATCCGTCATGGCATGCATCCGGTGCTCACGATGTGCGCCAGCAATGTCCGTGTACAGCAGGACCCTTCAGGAAACCGGAAGTTCGATAAGATAAAATCGACGGGACGAATCGACGGTATTGTTGCTCTCGCCATGGCTCTCAACGGAGCAGTCGGAGGGGAGCCTGAGAGAACAGAATTTTTCGCGGAGGCGTGGTAATATGTTCGATTTTTTCAGGAAAAAGCGGAAAAAAGAAACGAAAAGCGCGTCGTATGATGATTTGGTGATGAATTACGGTCTCGCCCAGTCCCATGCGGGGATCTACGTAACTCCATCTACGGCGCTGCAGTGTTCTACCGTCCTCGCGTGTGTCAGGACCATTGCCAACGGCATCGCTCAGGTCCCATTCCGCCTCGTGCAGCAGAAAGGCGAGGTCAGGAAGCCGGCGATGGCTCACCCCCTCTATGATTTGCTCTATATGGCCCCGAATGAGTGGCAGGACGCCTTCGAGTTCTGGCATATGGTCATGATGCACCTTACCCTGACCGGTAATGCATATATCTGGATCAACCGTCTTCCTGACGGGCGCATCGCCGAGCTCCTGCCGTATCCTCCCGGCTCCGTCTCCATCCAGCGCGACGGCTGGAAGGTGCAGTACTCCATCACCCTTCAGGACAAGACGTATATCACCGTCCCCCAGGCGGACATGTGGCACATCAGGTGGCTCGCATGGGACGGCGTGTGCGGATTGAATGCGGTAGCTATGGCCAGAGAGGCCGTCGGTCTCGCTCTGTCACTTGACGCCCACGGGGCAACATCATTCAAAAACGGAAGCCGCCTGTCAGGATTTCTGTCTGTGGCCCAGCGCCTCGATGAACAGCAGAGGAGAAGTCTCCGTCAGGCATGGGAAGAGGCTTTCGGAGGCGCAGAGAACTCGGGGAAGATTGCCGTTCTCGGTGCGGACATGAAGTATCAGCAGCTCCAGGCGACGAATGATGTATCTCAGTATGATCAGACACGAAGGTATCAGGTTGAAGAGATATGCCGCGCATTTGGAGTTGATCCTGTCATGATCGGTTATTCTGACAAGGCCGCCACATTCGCCTCAGTGGAGCAGAAGAGCATACAACATATTGTATACTGCCTCGGGCCGTGGTATTCTTGCATCGAAAAAAGCGCGGATAGGTGGCTTCTCACAGCCAAGGAGCGCCGGATTGGATACTATTTCAAATTCAACGTTAACGCACTGCTTCGAGGCGCAAGCGCTGACAGAGCGAGCTTCTATACTCAGCTCTACAATATCGGGGCAATCAGCCCGAACGAGATACGAGAACTCGAGGATATGAATCCATACGAAGGCGGAGATGAATACAGAGTCCCGCTCAACATGGAAGAACCGGGGAAAAATACAGAGGAAGGAGACGAAGATGCTCAGGACAAGGATAGGATGTGAGATAAAGGCCGCCGGTGACAGCGGCGCCGAGATGACCTTCTCCGGCTACGGCTCCGTTTTTGGCGTCCTCGACGCCTATGATGACATCATCGAGCCCGGGGCATTCTCTGCTACCATTTCGAAATTCAAATCTTCTGGAGTCTGGCCGGCCATGCTAGCCCAGCATGGAGGCTGGGGGGGCTCCTCACAGGATATGACGCCTGTCGGCGTATGGACAGAGATGCGGGAAGACGACCACGGGCTCTACGTGGAGGGGAAGCTCGCTGATACCCCGAGGGCCCGCGAGCTCTATACGCTGATGAAGATGACGCCGAGACCGGCCATCAACGGACTCTCTATAGGATACTATGTCACGGACTTCCGAGACGAGGAGATAGTCGGCGGGAGCATCCGCCACATCACCGGAATTGACCTGGTGGAGCTGTCCCTTGTGACTTTCCCGGCCAATGACGAGGCCAGGATTGAAAATGTAAAAAGCGGCCAGCGTGCCTCTATACGCGACGCCGAGAGGGCCCTGCGGGAAGCGGGTTTCTCCCGGAGCGAAGCGAAGGGTATTCTGGCTGGTGGGTATAAGTCCCTGTCCCTGCGGGATGCCGGAGACGGAGATGCAGTGATAGCCGCACTTCTGCGGCGCAACATTTCCGCCCTGAAGGGCGAGGAGATTAAAAATGTCTGACGAAATCAGAGAACTTATTGAACAGCAGGGCAAGGCCTTTGAAGAATTCAGGAAGTCCAACGACGAGCGCCTCGCGGCCCTCGAAAAGGGCGAGGCCCGCTCCGAGTTGGAAGAGAAGACCGACCGCATCAATGACGAACTCGGCCGTCTCTCCGCTGCCGTTGATGAGCTCGCCAAAAAGGCGAACCGCCCCGGTGCCCCCGGAGCAGAAGGAGACGAAGCCCTGCAGGCCGAGCATAAATCTGCATGGCTCAAATGGGTCCGTAAGGGCGACGATGCCGGACTCGCTGACATCGAGCGCAAGGCGATGAATGTCGGTACTCCGGCTGATGGCGGATACGCCGTCCCCATCCAGCAGGACCGTGACATCATGCGCCTGCTGACTGACCTTTCTCCCATGCGCCAGGTGTGCAGGGTCATGACTGTCGGCACAGAGGACTACAGAAAGCTCGTCAACCTCGGCGGCACCGCTTCCGGCTGGGTGGGCGAGACTGACGCCCGTCCCGCTACTGCCGGCCCGACTCTGGCCCAGCTGAAGCCTTCCTTCGGCGAGCTCTACGCCAACCCCGAAGTCACGCAGAAGGCCCTCGATGACATCTTCTTCAATGTGGAGGGCGAGCTTTCTCAGGACATCTCTGAGTCTTTCGCCGTCCTCGAGGGGAAGGCCTTTCTGTCCGGCACCGGCACGAATCAGCCCGTTGGTCTGCTGACGGCCAAAACGTCCGCGGAAGCCGACTCCGCGAGGGCCTTTGGGACGGTGCAGCATATCGCAACCGGCGTTGCGGATAACTTCCCGGCCAAGGATCCGGCCGATATTCTTATCGACCTCATCTACTCCATGAAGGCCGGATACCGTACCGGCGCCCAGTTCATGGTGAACAGCATGACCCTCGCGGCCATGAGAAAATGGAAGGACGGGGATGGAAACTACATCTGGCAGCCGGCCATGCAGAACGGCCAGCCCGGCTCCATCTTCGGCTATGGGTATGTCACGAACGAGGACATGCCCTCTGCCGGAGCCGGTGCCATCCCCGTGGTCTTCGGAAACTTCCAGCAGGCATATGTCATCTTCGATCGCATGGGCATCAGGTCCCTGAGAGATCCCTACACCAATAAACCTTTTGTTGGGTTCTACACTACGAAGCGTGTCGGCTCGATGATCGCCAACACTCAGGCCGTGAAGTTTCTGAAGTGCGCGGCCTAGCTATGCCGGTCAGGCTGATTAAGCCGTGGCGGTACTGGCATCGCGGGTGCATCCCCGTGGACTATGAGGCCGGTACCGTCATCGAGGAAGAAGAAGTGGCTAAGGTGGCCCTGCAGTGCGGGGCCGCCGTCCCCATCACGGCCACGAAAGAGAAGAAGCCCGTGGAGAAGAAGCGGTGACACTGACCTACTCCCCTCTCACTGCGGCTGGCCCGCTGGTCGAGCTGGCCGACATAAAGCTCTACCTCCGTGTCGACTCGGATGCGGAGGATACTCTGATCCAGAGTCTAATCCTTTCTGCCGGCACGGAGGCTGAGCATATCACGCACCGTGTCCTCGCCAGACGGGACTACCTCGTCACGTGCGAGGGGGGTATCACGGAGCCGGTGACACTGCCGCTGGTTCCCTGCACGTCGGTCAGTATCCTGACTGACGCCGCGGGGACATCGGAGGTGGATGCGTCTCTGTACTCCATCGGGCACACTTCCAGCCGGCCGGCGGGAGACGCGGATATCGTCACCGTAGTCCCCGGTGACGGGTTCCCCGCCGGTACGATCTGGATCAGGGCGGCGTGCGGCTACGCCGATGTGCCCGAGCCTGTCAGGCAGTGGGTCAGGGTGCGCGTGGCCACGCTCTATGAGCAGCGCGAGAACTTCACGATAGGGTCGAACTTTCAGGAGTTTTCCCACAACTTCGCCGACAGTCTGCTGGACGACTACGTCATCCACGGGGGGTTCTGATGAGGATAGGAACGCTCCGCCACCGGGTGACGTTACAGGAATATGCGAAGGGGAAGGACGCCTACGGCGGCATGACCCAGGAGTGGGTAGAGCGTGGCACCGT